ATCCAAAAAGAAAAAGGGAAAAATCGACGAAAATGGAATATTTGTAGAACCAACCTCCACTTATCGTATTTTTTCGCGTCTTTATTGCAATTTTATTATGCCTTCTGAAATTGGTCGTCCATTACCTCAAGAAGATCAGGAAGCTGCTATGCAAGAAGATAAAGGAGAAGAGAATGAAACTGAAAAGAGTTACAAAGCCATTACAAAACAAACTGGTCGTATTGAAAAGAAAGATGAAGATGAAGAAGAACGAGAAGGTGATGGCGTAATTGAAGGCGATGAAGTTATGGAAAAAATGGGTGATCGCAATTATCAAACGCGTATTAAAGACGCAATGGAAAAATTAGTCGAAAACAAGGCGAAATATTTGTCGCCTGAAGGGTTGGAAACATATAGTCCAAAATATTTGCGCATCTTGGAAAATATTGAGGATGAGGGTTACCAAGGTTTGCATTTAGTTTATAGTCAATTCTTAACCATGGAGGGTCTTGGAATATTCAAACTTGTATTAGAAGCCAATGGATTTGCCGAGTTTAAAGTACGCAAAGATTCAAATGGTGTATGGAAATTGAATATGAAAGATAGTGATAAAGGAAAACCTACTTTCGCCATGTATACAGGTAAACAAAGTAAAGAAGAGAAGGAAGTGATTCGTAAAATATACAATGGAATGTGGGACGAATTGTCGCCCTCTCTTGCGACTGATTTGCGTCGTATGGCAGCAAATAATAATATGGGTGAAATTATCAAAGTGTTTATGATTACAGCATCTGGTTCAGAAGGTATCAACTTGCGTAATACACGATATGTTCACTTGATGGAACCCTATTGGCACCCGGCCAGAACTGAACAAGTTATTGGTCGTGCTCGTCGTATTTGTAGTCATAAAGACTTGCCTCCTGAGTTTCAAACAGTGCAAGTATTTATCTATTTAATGACATTTACAAAAGAACAAATGAAAAGCGATTTGGCAATTGAGTTGAAGCTGAAAGATTTGAGTAAAAAGGAATATCAGATTGACCCAGAAAAACCAAAAAAAGTAAAAATACCGTTCACAAGTGACGAAGCGCTTTTTGAAATATCTGCTATAAAAGAAGAGGTAAGTACACAGTTAATAACTGCAATGAAGGAAGCCGCTATTGATTGTGCCATTTATGCTCGTTCAGAAGGTAAAGAACAAATACAGTGCTTACAGTTTGGTGAACCAAGTCGCACTGATTTCTCTTATACACCTTCTATTAAATCAGAACAACCCGATACAACAAGTCGTTTAAATAAACAGATTATAGAATGGGAAGGCGAAGAAGTAGAACTTGGTGGCAAAACATATATTTATAAAAAAATCAATGCTCGTATGGGCAATGTATATGATTTGGAAAGTTTCAAAATGGCTCAGCAAAATCCTAAGATGAAACCTATGTTACTTGGTACTTTGGAAAAATTATCTAATGGATCAATGAAATATACCCCTCTAGCTAAAAAATAAACACCATTTAGGTTTATTGTTAAGCCTCTGTTTGTTCATCTTCATTGTTAGTCTCAGTTGAAGCATCCATTACCGAAGTAGAAACAGTATTGTTTCCTTCCCTTTCTTTTTGTAATATATCAACAGCCGATTGCAATTTTTCAACAACACTTTGTAAATCAATAAATTGTTGTTCCAACCGTTTGATGTAATTGTCTTGATCTTGTACTTTTGCTTGTAAGTCATTCAATTCGCGATTATTATCACCAGTATTTTTGGGCTTCAGTTTGGCAAATAAAGCACTACTTTTATCGCTAGACGATTTTATGGAAGATGTCGCTGGAGAATTTGTGTTACTTGGTAATATTTGAGAAATATCTAGTTTTATATTATTATCATGATCATGAAAGGTCGACAATGATTCATCTGCTGCCCAGCTAATATTCCTTTTTAACTTGGTAACATTTTTACGCGCGTTGTCTTTTCCATCAATCTCTGTATGGTCATTTAATTCTACAATTTCATTATCAATCAAATTACGATGTATATCATTATCCCCAATTTTAATATATTTCACTTGTTCACCAGATACATGCTTATAAGTAAAGTTGGAAGGTGGCTTATCATATCTGCTACCGTCGTATAATTTTTCATTTGGATTATCTGTTTTATTGCGAACCGAAGTTTCATGACTTTTTAAAAACTGCTCCACTTGTTGCTTAGGAGTATGACCTTGTTGTATTTGTTGAATATCATAATTGCGTTCCTGCATCGTCCTTTTGATTAGATCTTCCATACTATTTATCGGTTTATCATCGTAAGAATCTTCAAAAGCTGGTCGTGGTGGGGGTTTCAGTGTCATAGAGCTCGCCAAATCATCTTGTTGTTTTTTAAGAGCATTATCAAAATCATTCATACGCTGTGATTTTAAGTCCTCTGCTTTAATTGGTTCACTATATTGTGATGGATTTTGACTCGTGTTTGTGGTAGTGTTTTGATTATACATGGTTTCAACAAATGCTTTGTTCATACTAATCAAACTCATATATTTTTTGGATTCGTTTTGATGGAATGACGATAATTTTCCTAGAAATTGTCTCTGTATCTGTGCCACATTTGAATTGTCGACAGATTGAAAAATATTTTCATCAAGCATAACTTCCCATAATAATTGAATGTTATCATCACTAGTAAAATCAGATGACATCTGTATAGTAATAGTTACAATAAATAATTCTAACTATTTTCATGGATAATTATATTTTACAATTTTTCATTAAAGTATACTTTGCGGAATTGTTCCATATATTTATCTTTTAATATATGCGTTTTCAAGTAATGCTCTGTAATTTTGTCTTCCAACATGTGAACTATAAAGAATATGCTATAAATGCCACACTCTGTATTGCCATATTGATGTTCTACTGGATGATTTTGATCAAACTTGAAATGTATTGGTTTCTTTTGTTGCATTCCTTGTTTTGTAACTTCATTGACAAACTTCTTGATACGATCAGGAATCTTATCTCCAACACTATCAAAATAAAAGATGGTTCCTTTGTTAATATTGATAAAGAGAGAAACCCAGTGACTTCCCGATTTATAGTGAGGATCTAAATTGAAGATGACACCAATTTTCGTCTTTTTATCTTTTATTTGATTTGCGAGATTAAAATGGCACAATTCTTCCCATACACATTCTCCATAAAGTTTATGTGTATCATAATCAATCGGCGATGGTCCTAAAAACTCGAAGCAAGTATATGCATCTTCGTACTGTTTCATGACATTCGATATATCAACACTCGTTAACCATTCATTTGGATTTTTCTTCCACTCAGACGGTGACTCTGGTGCAAAAGACTTTTTTAACTCGCCATTCAACTCACCATTTACAAAACCCTGTTTTAACCAACATGTTTCTTTATTACATGTACCGCTCATTTTTTGACGCAATTGTTGCCATATTTCTTTTGGATCATTCGTCACGATTTTACTGTCTGGATGTCTAGCATTCCATAAATTGCGCAACTTATAAAGAGCATCATTAGACAAGCACGAAAAGTCGGATTTATTCTTTGCAGATGGACTACATTTCAATTTTACCAACTTGTTATAATGATTTTTAAAAGTTTTTACCGTTTGATTTTGTTTTTTAATTTGATGATTCCTTTTCGTGGTATGCTTTCGTTTTTTATATTTCTTACCATGGGGTTTCCCATAGGTTTTTCTTTTTCTTTTATTGGAATTATTATGAACTCTTCGTGTCCGTGTCATACTTATTAGTGATATTTTTCTTTTTCCGAATACCTTTATTCTTTAACGCGGGATCTTTCAAGTTAATATCCTTTTGTACAGGAATAATCTCTTTCTCTCGCGGCTTGTTTGTCTTAACTTTTACAAATGCATCAAGTGTGGTATTCGTATGAATTATCTTTGAATTACTCATTAAAAGTTCTTTATCTGCTTCTTGTGCAGTTAAGCTAGGTGCATCAATGGGGATATCATTTACAGTTGGTTCGTATATAGCTGAACCATGTTCACTTTGTATGATATCGGTTTTATCTATTATTTTGAAACTTTCAATACATCTATCAATATATCGATCAAACATAATTTCTACATCCTTATTAATATCCGTTGCAGTATTTGTAATCGAAGCGGAAAGCAATTGCTTCGTTATTTCTAAAATGCGTTTCTTATAAAACTTTCTATCTTTGCGCTTATTTTTTTGATTTTTTGGTTTTTTGTCTTCTAAATATTTTCCATATTGTTCCTGATTCATTAAACAATTTAATGTAACTGTGGATACTTCTTGATGGTCATCATTTACAGTATTATATTTGTAATCGTCTGACTTGCTCATTGTTTGTATACAATATTGTAAAACTAAAATATTGTACTTGTATCGCGTAATTACTTTTTAGGATTACATTCTTTGGTTAGATTTCTAATTTGCACTCGTGTACTGTTGTTAAATAATCCGCCTCCTATGTTTTCAGGATTGGGATTAAAGTGATCAAAACGTTCTTGTTTGAAAAGGCCTGGGAATTGTTGAACATGATTATTTGAAGTAGTTGCTTGGAAATTATAATTATATAAATCACTTGTGCTCTTGGGAATATAGGTTGCTTGACTACATTTTTGTAAAGCATATATTTGATTTCTTAATTCTGATTCGGTATTTATAGCTGCCGCAAATCCAGACCAAGGAGATTGTGTATTTCCAGGATTAAATACGGATTCTGGGCTGTAAGTAGGGGCTTGCTCTAATTTAACAGTGGGTGGTGTGCGAGGATCTACAATTGGCATAATTGAATATTTGGTAGATACAGGTCGAACATCCAGATAGGGTTGCAAAAATTGTGAAGGAACATTGCGGTCATACAGCGCGACATTCATTTTATGTTGCATCTGAGAAGCTGATGAGCATGATGGATTATTGCTACTAATTTGTGGATTGGTTGCCATTATATTGGTAAAATATAAAAAGTTTTTGTACTAAACTGATTTACACCCTCTGAAAAAGGATATAAAGTGAGATTCATATAAATATATATATAGTCGATTTATGTGCGGTATTTTTGCGATTTTGAATAATTATGGTATTTATAAAGACGATGTAATTACTAAATCTTTCTACAAAGGAAGAGGGCGAGGACCCGAAACATCGTCAATTAATATCAGTCATGATGGAAATCGTTGTATAGGTTTTCATCGTTTAGCTATAAATGGATTGAATAGTAATTCAGACCAACCAATTGTGCATAATAAAATAACATTGATTTGCAATGGAGAAATCTATAATTATAAAGAACTTTTTCGTATGATGAATGTTGTACCAAAAACGGACTCTGATTGTGAAGTAATTATTCATTTATACGAAGCATATGGTATCGAACATACATTGACTATGATAGATGGTGTATTTGCATTCGTTTTAATTGATGATAGAGACGAGAAATCAAAATTGTATGCTGCTAGAGATCCGTATGGTGTTAGACCATTATATAAATTATCACCGTTGTTTCGATCACACCGGTATAATTATATTAATGAGCGTATTCGAAATAATTTTGTATATGGATTTGCATCGGAAATGAAATGTTTGCATGCATTTTGTTTATTAAAAAGACATATTAATAAATTAGAGCAGTTTACACCAGGGACTTATACTGAAATGGTATTTGATAAATCGTTTCGTCAACAAAATATTTCATGGAAATTAGTAAGCGAAAATAATAAATATCATAGTACTGGATTTAAAACTAGTATGTTTATAGATCCTAAAAATCCACAGTATATGAGAACAGCATTGGAAGGTATTCGTAAACATTTGATGGATGCGGTGAAAAAGCGCGTATTGGTTACAGATCGACCTATTGCTTGTTTATTGTCAGGTGGTTTAGATAGTAGTTTAATAACTGCACTTGTCAATGATATTCATAAAGAGAATAGTAAAAGACCGTTAGAAACATATAGTATTGGATTAGAAGGGTCTGATGATTTAAAATATGCGCGTATAGTTGCGGATTATTTGGGGACCAATCATACGGAGGTAGTACTCACTGAGGAGGAGTTTTTAATTGCGATTCCTGAAGTCATCCAGACAATTGAAAGTTATGACACTACAACTGTGCGTGCTAGTATTGGAAATTATTTAATTGCCAAGTATATATCGAATCATAGTGAGGCCAAAGTCATTTTTAACGGAGATGGTTCTGACGAATTAGCTGGTGGCTATTTGTATATGCATGAAGCACCCAATATGATAGAGTTTGATCGTGAATGTAAACGATTGTTAAAAGATATTTATATGTATGATGTATTAAGAAGTGATAAGTGTATTTCCAGTAATGGGTTAGAACCGCGTACGCCCTTTTTAGATCGGAGTTGGGTGCAATTTTATTTGAGTATTCATCCAGAGCTACGTTATCATAAAGGGAATGGGCAATGTGAAAAATATTTGATTCGCAAGGCTTTTAGTAAAGAAGAATATTTAACAATGGATTTGAAACCATTATTACCGAGCAGTGTTTTATGGCGTACAAAAGAAGCATTTAGTGATGGTGTAAGTAAGACAACGAGATCATTATATGAGATCATACAGGAACACGCAGAATCAACCTTAAACACAGACGGATTTTTTAATAGTAAAATTATAAATATTCAAAAGAAAAAACATAATCCGCCAGATACTT